TTGCAAGAGGGAAGAGTGCATCTGGTCCAAATGACATAGCGTATTCCCAACCTGATGCTGATACAATACCACCGGGAAATTGTTCCGAACCACTTATAATTCCATCAGGCAATTGTTCTGAACCACTTATAATTCCATCAGGCAATTGTTCCGAACCACTTATAATTCCAGCGGGTAGGTTGTTACCCAAATCACTACCATCACCCAATGTAATATTTCCACTTATTGATAATGCTTCTCCATCCCAAACAAGTTTATTACCTAAAGACATTCTACCAACAGAACCACTATCATCTACATAAAATGGGGTACCTGAACTATTAAAACTACCAGAACCAATATATATTCTATTAGGAAAACTACCACTTTCAGCTGCTAATCTAATACCATTTTGCCCAACACCAAATACATTTGAGATATATCCATTTGTACCACCAATATTTGGTGAGTAAATAAATCCTTCATCTATAAATGTATTTCCATCACCATCTTCTAAAGCAGTTGTACCATCAATCACACCTTGTAAATCATTATTTACTTGTGCTGAAGATGCAGATGCGAAATCTGCGGTACTTTGTGCTAATGAAGCAGAATCTAATGCTCCACTTGTGTAAAGAGAAGAAGTAATTAGAGTTTCTGTAATAAGGTCAGGTACATTAGAAAATTGTATCGAACCTCTAATAGTTAATGAATTCCCATCCCAAAGTAATTCATCTCCGAACAATCCACTTTCTATTGAGAATGAACCAGTACCGGTATTTCCATTAATTCCTAAGAAAATTCCACTACCAACATTATATCCTTGAGTACCAGTATCGGCCGATTGGTCTATTGAAATCCAAGGATAATTTGTTCCACCTGCTATTGTAATATTTGCCGCAGAAGTTGAACCACTATTATTTGTACCAATGTTTATTGTGTTTTGTACATATGATTCTGAGAATATTGCTAATTCTGCTGCTACAAAACGAGAACCACTTCCTAACTCTTCCCAATATGTAGCATTTGGAGGTGTTTGAGCACCAGAATCTGTACCAGGTCCACTACCTGTTATAGCTAAGTAAAATATATCATTGTATAAAACTGCATCTGCTCTTGATAAAGCATCACTTTCATTGAATGAATAATCTCTACTACCGGTCCAAAGACCAGTAAACACAAGACCAGGTCCATTAGAACCACTAAGGCCGGGTTGACCTTGTTCACCTTCTCTAACAATGTTGAAATGTGCTTCTCTACCAAAGAAATATGTAGTTCCCAATTCATCAGTATAATCTACATTAATTTGTAATGATGATGATTCTGTTAACATCGTACCAGGTACACCACCATAATTATTTGTTGTTGGTGCAACTTCATTTGGTGTAATACCGGAACCAGTTACACCAGAAATTCTGTAAGTGTTATTTCCACCATTATTATCATATGTTATTTCATCACCCTCTACATAAAGTGTTGTAGAACCACTTGTATAAACATAAGATGATGATGGAATTAGACCACTATAAAAAGCAGGTAATATACCTATTTCGGGTCTTAGAACAAGAACAACTCCACCTAAGAAAGATATTGGGGTTATTGTTGTTGAGTTATCTACTTGAACTCCAAATGAATCTGATGCTGAAAAGGCATATGTTAAAGAACCTGAATTAATATCGAGTGATGAACCACTTAAGAAATATGTTTGAACACCTGATGTTGAATCATCAGATAAAAGAGTTAGTGGTGGTGCACTTCCAACTACTGAAGCAGAATTTGCTGTAATTGTTTCGGTATTTGTAGCTAAATTTTTTCTTTTAACTGTAATAGTAGATACTTGTGTTGATGGGTTTACATTTCCATCACTTTGTTTAAACGTGATTACACTTCTATCATTATTAACAATTAAATCTGCAGGTGTAATACCATCTTCTAATCTAAAAATAGTTTCAAACTCTTGTACATCATCAACTGAAGCAGTGTAGACTACAGAACCAACATCATAAGTAGTATCACTACCACTAAAGTTTGCAACTGTAAGAAGTGCATTAGTTTCTGTTATATTTGTTAAACCACCAGGATAATCTCCACTATATGTTGATGGGTCTATGTAATTTCCATTTTTATCAAAAGCAGAAGATTCGAATGTTATAGAACCAGTTAAAGCATTTGTTTTGGAAAAATTAAATCTAGTTTGTTGAAAGTTAGGATTTGCTATTGAACCACTATAAAATCTAAAAGCAGTTCTATCAGTTTCAAATGTAAGTAATTTAACTACTTCATCACTAACCTTATTACCACCACTAAATTCTTTACTTGCCTTTAATTCAACTGGAATATAATTATTATTTACATCGTATAACTCAAAACGATAATCAAATGTTTCTACTGGTAATGTTCTATCTTGTTCATCAAATACATCAAAAACTTTTGGTGAAAATGATGCATCTTGTGAAGGTTTTAAATCTACACTAGCTATTTGCCAACCATCCCCTCTAAACGAAAATCCTAATTTACCCGAACCAGAATATGGCATGGTAAACAAATGTTGTATTTGTTGTCTTGAATTAAATGCTGAAGTTGCGGTATATGATACTAAACTTTCATAAAAAGGATTATCAATACCACCACTTGGGTAAGAACCTGTTATATAAGCATTAATTGTTTTAGGTACAATAGTATCTGGTTCTTTTAAAGAACGAGAAACAAACACTGCTGGTTCTGTAAACGTAGTTGTATCTGTTCCATTTACTGAAGATGCAGTATAGATACTATCTAATCTTTCTACTAATACATTTTCCACAATACCATCTACTGTATCAAATACATAAGGAATGTTAAATGTAGTATCTGGTATGGTTACATCGGTTGTAATATCAAAATCATCTGTAATATAAGTTCCATCGGTTGCTGTAGTAACAAAAGGATAATTAGATAAATTGTATAATGAATTTCCTGCAATTAGTGGAAGTTGTGATGTATAATAATCAGTTGAAGTAACTGAACCAGTTATTGTTGTACTACCAGATAATGGAAATATTTCTCTTGCTTTTAGTGAACTAAATGAATTCGTACCAATATCAGATATTGCAGTTATTTCATGTAAATTTGCATTTAAAGGTTCGGATGTTCTATTGGTTCTGTAATCAATATAAATAAAGTGAGAATTACTACCAGATTGTAAATCAAAAATAGCTTGAGAACCAGTTGATAAAAACCAAGTTGGAGTACTTGTAAAATCACCACTATCAATTGAATCTAAAATAATATTTGTACTGCCAGAATATGATTGTAATACAGATTGAGATGTTGCAGAATTATTATAAAAGAACATTGCATCTGTTTCTACGTTTCTTAATGCAATTGCTGCTCTTAATTCTTGTGAAGCAGATTGATAATATTCTATCTGAAATTCAACTGAACCTGTATTTGTTGGTATTGAGGATGACCCACTATCGGTTAATAAAACAATATTAAACTGACCGATTGAGGATGAGATTGGATTTGTTGCAGTAATTAATGAATTATAATTTGCAAGAGATGTTTTATAAGTATCACTATGTAATGTATCATCTACATGAACACTACCAGTTAAAGAACCAGTTGGAAACCAACCAGTAAATACAACATCTTGGTCGTATATATAATCAGTATTATTAATATCACTTGAAGATGATATAGATGATGCTACATATATTTGGTCTGACTGTTCTACATAAACATTTTCAATTACATCATTATCATTTCTAAAAATGTATGGAATCTGTAATGGTTTTGTAAAATTATCATCAGATGATGATGGAGATGTGAATTCTGTTGTTAAAAAGTTTCTATCACTAAATTCAGTCGATGAGTATGGATACCCACTACTTCCATAAATATAATCCCCACCCCTTGGTGGTACTCTTGGTACAAATAATTCAGTAGAACCTGTTGAAATCCAATTTGAACCACTTAAATCAAATAAATCGTATAAATCATATGAACGTTGTGCTGGTGTTAGTTCTGTGAAATCCAACTCACCAGTAAATACCATTATTCCTTGTTCAAAATCTAATTCAACAATATATCCAGTCGTTGTATCACTTCCAATTGTAAGAACTGCTTGACCATTTACTAAACTTACTACTCCACTTAATGTACCATCAGTTGAATTATGTGAAAACGTTATATCACCAGTATCAAAGTTCATTGAGTTTATTTCGTAGGTAGTTCCATACAAAATATCACCATCAAGAGAATCTAATCTTTTTACATTTATCAGTTCTGCGTTAAGTGGTTCTATATTTCTTAAAGTTCTATAATCAATATGAACGTAATGATAACCGCTATCATTATAATCTATAATTGTTTGTGAACCAGTATCCCATGTTGATATAACTGAAGTATCATTATAATCATTTGTATCAATATTTTCCAAAGAATACTCAGTAGATGTTCTAAATGATTCTAGTTCATCTAATTCAGTTGAACTGTGTTTATAATAAAATTTAGCATCTGTTCCTATGTTTTCTAATCCAAACAATGCAATTCTTGTTGAGCCAGAATCATATGTTTCAACAATAGTTCTAACATCGGTTGGTGAACCACCAGTTGGTAAAGTAAACGAACCACTATCTAACCAAACTACAAGATTAAACTCACCACAGAAAGACCCTGAACGTGCAACTATGTTTGTTTTATTAGAAGAATCTGTTTGTACTCGTGAATTCGTTCCCCAATCCCCACTTGTTGTATCAAATGTTAAAGTTGTATCGTGTGAATGTGTATATGCAAATCCACTTGGTATTGCTGTATAAACTGAACCTGTTGAGTTTTGTGGAGTATCAAAAAATGATAATCGTGTATCATCATAAACTAATGGTTTGGTTAAATTTACACTAGATGAATTTGGTGTTTCTATTCCACTATAAGAACTTTCAGAAACATAAGTTGGTTCTACTTCAGGTAATTGACTTGAATCAAATTGATAAAAGTAAGTTCTTGCATAAGATTCAGAAACAACTGTTGTTTCTCCTATGATTATATCTTCAACCGAACCACTAACTAAAGTTTTAAAATTTAATTCGTAATCAACATTTTCATATAAATCAAAATTAGTATCAACTAATAAATCAATTGATTCTGTTTGTTGACTACTTGTTGGTACGTTTATTTTTATAGATTCATATAATAAATCATCATCAAATGATATATCAGTAGAAGAACCACTAATTTGTAAAGATGAAGTTGTCCAATATCTCTCAACATTTCCCGCACTTAATTTACCAAACCCACCATCTAATTCAGAACCAGGAACAAGAGGGTCTCTTAAAAGATTTCCTGCTACAATCTTTATTTCATCTTGAAATTTAAAATCACCAACATCAGAACGTGATTTTTTATATATTTTCATTTTATCAACATTACCAGTAAACGTATCTAAGTTTTTAAGTTTGATTTTACCGAAAGATGCTGTAACCGCAGAGTTAACTGTTGTTCTCGCAGCAAAATCAGTAAATGTTGTTTCAAAACTTACTGGTGTTGAATTATTTATAATATTGTTTTCACTATCTACAAATGGTTTATCTACTAGTAAAGTGTTGCTGTTTATAACTTCTTTTATTGTGGCTTCATAATTCAATGATGGGATTTTTATAATATTTTCATCCATCGCTGATTTGAAATTATTACCACTTTGTTTTTCTAATCTATATAAAGTTCCTGCTCTCCATGTATCTAAATTAGTTCCAACTGGTGGTGTTTCTGCTAATCCAATCAAAGAACCAGATTGTATTATTTCGGGTGCAGTTTGTTCTACAATAACAGATTCAACCTCTTCTATATCAATTGACGGTTTTTTATAAAATATTACAGGAGTTTTATTGCTTTCATTTTTATTGATGAAAAAATTCTTTTCCCACTTAACATTGTAAGCACCAACCCATTCTTCGGGTACTGGTTTTTTTAATCCATCTACATCAAAATAATCTTTTAATTCACCAAGTATGGTGATTTTAGCTGGACCAACTGGTGTTGTTTGATAAACGTGAGAGGAAAGAACAACTGAGTTCCCTTCATAATAATCAGGTACACCACGACCTGGTTCTACATAAATAGTACCACCATCTGCATCTACAATTTCTATTTTAAGTTCGGTGGATTCTCTTAAGCATTCAGAACCTTCTAATAGAAATAAATTTTTACCTGCAGTAAATATATCTGCAAACTTACTTACTCTAAAATATTCTGAATTTAGTTCTTTATCGGTTATATAAGTGTTATAACCACTTAAATTCTCAAATTTGTTACCAACCTTTACTATACACGCCATATATAATCCCTATTAATACTTCTATAAATATCGTACAAAATAGTTATTGAATATTTATATATAGAAATACATAGAAAGTTATAGAATGAGAAAATATACTACAATACAGATAAAAAAAGAAACCCATGAACTCTTACAAGGGTATTGCAAGGAACATGGGTATAAATTAAGTGGTTTGGTTGAAACTCTGATTAAACAGAAAGTGGGTACACCAAAACCTCAGAATATTTTAAAGGTTAGAACTTAACATTTGAAAATCCATTTACCTTTTTAATTTCAATTAATCCATCTACAACATCTCTCATCGAGTCGATGTGTGATATTACCATAACGAAATCAAACTGTGTTTTAAGGTATGTAAACAACATAAAGAGGGATTGTAGGTTTTCACTATCTAATGTACCAAATCCTTCATCTATCACAAGGAAATTAGGTCTTGGAAGGTTACATACATTTATTAGAGCAACTCTGATTGCTAAACCACTAATGAATCTTTCCATTCCACTACACATTTCCAAACTCCATCTTTGGTCTCCATACACAAGATATGCATTAATATTTCTACCATCAATCTCTAACTGCATTCCAAACTCTACGATTTGTGCAAGGATATTGTTTACCTCACCTTCAATCATTGGTAAAGATTTCTCAATCAATTCATATGATACACCATCTTTACCAAGTGCATTTAAGTAAAAATCAAACAACTTAGATTGTTCTTCTAAATCTTTTACTTCTTGGATTCTATCTTCAATCGTTTCTTTTTGATTTTGAAGAGCAGATATCTTCCCATTTAATTTAAGAACATCACTATTGATTCTCTTTAATTCATCCTTTACGCCTGATTGTTTTTGTCTTACATCAGTAATCTGATTTCGTATCTCTTTATTCTTCTGAATTTGTTTTTCATTCTTGTAATACTCATCAATTAGTTGCGTTTGTTGTGTAACTTGAGTATCTAAACGAATTTCTTCGGTTTCTGTTGTTGATAACTTGTTAATAAGTTGATAAATTTCTCTATCTAATTTATCTTCCTTATCTTTAGCATCTTTGTATTTATCCCATTCATCCGCATATCCCTTTAGAGAATCAATCTCAATACTCAAATCTAATTTTTCTTTCTCAACCTCTTGTAGATTACTTTCTATTTCTTTTATTTTAGAGTTAACACTATCCTTTTGTTCTAATATTGTTTGTGAATTTTCGATACAGATATCACAATTTTCATTATATTTGTGAGAATCTAAATGTTCTTTTCGTTCATATAAAGAATCTTTTTTAATATTGATTTTATCAATTTCACCTTCAATAGTACCAATATTTGTTTTAAGGCTAGTTAATGTATTTATTCCCTCTTCTAAATCTTCTTCATCAAATTTATCTAATATCTCTTCTAATACAATTTGTTGTTCTTCTCTAAAGGTTATCCTATCTTGTAAAGAACCTTTTGTTGTTTCGAGTCCTCCTACCTTCGTTTCGAGGTTTTTCAATCTTTTTTCTAATTCCTCGATTGAAACCCCGCTATCAGAATTTAACTTTACTATCTTTTCATTTAACTTAATAATTTGTCTATTAAGGATATCATCTTCTTCCTTCAAGGCTTTTTGAGACATCTCTAAAAGTTTGTACTCATTCTTGTCGGTTTTTAATTCAGTGTCGATGTCTGCTAGTTTTTGAGTAAAATCATCAGACTTGAATTTTCTGATAAGTGTTGCATTATCCCTATTTTCATCAGATGCCTTTTGATATAGTTTATCAAATATATCTACTCCAATGAATTGAGATAATATCTCCTTACGTTCCGATTGTGATTTATCAATGAATAGTGCGTTGTTTCCTTGTAGGGAAAGGGCAGTTAAAACGAAATCCTCAAACTTACCTAAGTATTTTTCAATGTTCTTATTAGTTTCTCTTCGTTGTTCTCCATTAAGTGATTCGATTACACCACCATCTTCTTTCCAAAAAGATACATCTACCTTGAGATTGGTTTTCTTTCTTGTCCACTTAGCAGTTCGTTCTATAAAGTAATCTACCCCATCTATCTCAAAGTTAAACTTACAATAAAAGTTATCTTTACGATTGTTTAAAACGTTCTTAGAAACGTTTGTACGAGATGTTCTATCGTAGATACAGAATGAGAGTGCATCCCACATAGATGATTTACCTGATGCGTTAGGAGCAAAGATACCCATGATACCTCTTGCGTTATCGAATCTGATAAGATTATCTTCCCCATAGGAGAACATATTAGAAAAGTTAAATTGTTTTGGTGTCCAAAGAATGTTGCCAGCAATTTCAGAGGTATCTATTTGTGTATTAAGTTCTGAATTGATATCTTGTATCTTATCTAATTCTTCTGCTTCTAATAGATACTGTCTTTCTAAGTAATCTCGTATTAGAGAATTTTGGAAAGTTGTATCTTTTACATCACCAACAATGTTTTTGTTTACCTTTTGATTTGTCTTTAATTGTCCTATTGTATCGGTTCTTGTTACAGTAACTTCAGCAACTTTAAATAACTTCTTTAGTTCAGTTATTTTTCGTTTCATATCACTTGGTTCAGTATTGGTGAACCTTAATCTTAATCTTGGATACCTTGGAAGTTTAGTTCCAACCTCATCATATACCCATTGTGGTATTTCGCCATCTACTACATCAACAGTTAAGAATCCATAATCGTTATGTAGATGATGTTCGGTGAAGGTTCGAGTGGGAACATCCCACAATAAGTAACCATGATTTTCGAGTAGTTCTCCATGATTCTGTTGAATCATCGAACCTGCGTAGGCAACCCACTCATATCCTTCTCCAAATGTCTGTCTTTTGTGTATATCTCCTAAGAGAGCCATATCATATCCATCAAACATATCTACTTTAAATGAATTGGATGATACAGTATAACCGATATCGGTCTGTGCTTTGTTTACTGGTCCATGAAATAAAACTATTTTATTTTCTCCGTCTACATCTTTTCCCTTCGGCCAGTTTTCCTTATCATCCATAATGGAATAAGGAACAAGAGTAAGATTATGAAGATTATAAACTCCAGTATCTTTAAGATAATGAATCCTATCGTTTTTAAGATTTTCAATAATTGGTGTAAGTACATCTAATCTATGTGAATTATTTAAATTACAATCGTGATTACCTGTAATCAATACAGTTTCACGCAACTTAGCACATTCTGTTAAGAACCAACTTATTTCTTGTACTAGTTCTGGTGACATCTCTGTTTTAGCATGAGCAATATCACCCGCAAGATAAATAATAGAATCTTCTATTTTATCTTCTTTTACTTGTTTTAAAAATTTCTTAAATACTAATCTGTATTCTTTATGTCTTTGCAGATTTCTAATATGTAAATCCGCAAGATGATAAATCTTATTTATAATCATAAAATTTTGTTTTCTTTAATGAACGAATAAAGTTCACTTGCAATTATTGTATATCCTTCTTTGTTTGGATGTTGGGTGGCACGAGTATCATGCCTTTCTAAATGTTCCCAAATATCTTTTCTGTTTGTCATATTTAACAATTCTCTAAAAGTAAAATTTAAACCACCATAGATAGTAGATTTATCTATTTGATTTGTAAAATCATTTTTAAGAGGAGGTTGAACCATTTTTTCAAAAGATTCCATCATAACATATTTTATGTTGTAATGTCTAAATAATTTTTGTAAAAAAATAATATAGTTTTGATTTGTTATATTATAATAATCTTGAGTAAATAATTCTGTAACGAAGAATTTTTTATATTTTGTTAAAAAGTTATTAAATTTTGAGGAAACCCCATGTTCATCATATGAGTTATAAAATCTATCAGGCGTTTCTAATAAATGTTTTACAGACCAAGATATCCACTCACCATCTGGTAAGTAAGGTACATAATCTCTTAGTGAAGATGAAAACATTACACAAACAAAATCATCAGATGTTACATTTCCATTCTCAATATCTTTAACTATATCATTAAACATTTTTCTGTTTGAATTTCCGCTAATACCTCTATTTAGATATTTTGGAATATTCAATTTATCAGAAAGAAATTTAGGCCAGGAATTTTCATTTCTGAATATTCTTTTTTCATTTGGAGATAATGTTGATTCAATAGAAACATCTGCCCCTTCACCCTCTGTCCACGAACATCCATAGGATACTAATCTATTCATATAAAAATGTTTTTAAATGTGATTCTTGGTTTTTTCCATACTCTTCCATTTTATTAAAATTATGAATTAATCTTATTTTATTTTTTTGATAAATTTTATGTATTTCTAATTTATCTTTTGATAAAAATTTATTTAAGCATTCTAATTGTAATTTTACCAAATCTACTGTATTTAATGTATCGCTCATATCCATTTCGAAAATATCATCAAATAAATCAAAATCAAGATTTTTTAAAAATTTATAAGTAAAACTATTTCCAATTATAAATGGAAATTGAAAAGTTAAAAAAGGTTTCCACAATTTTTCAGATGTATAAAAGGGAATTTTGTTTTCTACTTGTGTATCATTTACAATACCCACATAACTATTGTGTCTATGAAGTAATTCTAATCTTGAATTTTTATTTGTAAAACTATATTTTGAATATTTTTTTATGTATTCTTCATTTCTATTTCTATCAAAACTAAAAGGAATTTTATTTTTAGTTTCTTCAAGAAGTTTGTTATCTATCTCATCAAATGCACCAAATCCTAATATTTGGTCATGTAGAAAATTCCAATGTTCTTCACCATAGTTATGTTTCATTGAAAAAGAAACCCACCCATCGTTTAAATTATTATTTTTTATAAGAGATTGGTATGTTAAAAACCTATCCCATCTTAAAAACCCAAATGGTGCTATAAATTTTTTATATTTTAGATTATCACTAAATGAATCAAATAAATATTTTGATACTTGTAAATCACTTGATTTAGAATAATTCCACGCATAGTAGTTAAACGAATCTGCAGATGTATTAAATACACATGGAGTAACAACTCTATAATTTTTTTTAGTAACTTTGTAATACAAATCATCTTCAGTAATTTTACTTACAATATCGTAACAAAAAATTAAAAATGATAAATCTTTAAATTCATGTAATATTTTATCGTAATCACTATTAGTTGCATCGTAGTTTGAAAAATGGTCAAAAACAATTAAATCATCTTTTGTTAAGGAATCTTTATGATTTCTTATAACTTCTTGTATATTCCATTCATGTGATGGTTTACACTCCGCAACATGAACATATGGAATATACAATGTATCTAGTATATCTTTTGTACACTTTAATTGAGATTCTTTTTTATTAATAGAATATTCTCCACCAAAATACTTTATCATAACCCTTTTAATTTTTGTGAAATAATATCACCAAACCCAGTCTCTTCGGATTCTTTTAATTTAGTGTTCACTTCAGAGAACCCCATATCAGATGCATCTTTATCTGTGGGTTTTATATTTTTTGTATCGATTCCTTGATTCTGATATTGAACTGTATAATATAATGCTTGTTGTTGTGCATCTTCATCTAATAAAATATTAATACTTTTAACTTCTTTTTCGTATATAGTATCATTTAATTTTTTTGGTACAAATTTACCAAGTAGCGGGATTGCATTTCTCTTCACAGCCATTGCATCAAATACTCCCTCTACTAAAGTAATGGGTTCATCCCAATTTATTTGATTCTCAAACATGATAACGTTTTTCGAAACCGGCGGATTCTTATACTTAAACGTTTCTTCATCGAATACAGAACGTGCGATGAAGTAATTGAGTCTATTATCGCTATCATAACTTGGAATAATAATACGATTGGCATAATGGCCACCATCACAATAACCAATATTATAGCGTTTAATATCCCCTTCGCTAATACCTCGTTTTCTTGCATATTCTTTCACCTTTCTGAACAATGGGTTAATACCCTTTGGTTCTATTAGAAGTGATTGAAACTCACTCGGTAACCTTAACTCTACCTTTTCTTCTTCGGTATTATTACTATATACAACATAATCATCACCATAAACCTCATATATCTTTTTTAACTTACGAGAATCTACGTGCAATCTTCTAAGTAAACTTTGGATTCGTTTTCCCTTAGAATCACAAACCCAACAATGCCACTTTTGACTTTGTAAGTTTATCTGTAACTTTTTCTTGTGATGATGACAGAATGGGCAATAGTGTGCTTGTTCATCCCCTTTCATGGATGTACCTGGTCCTAAGACATCATCTAATATGTTTATAACTGATTGTTTTTCGTGGTGTGAAAGCATGGTTACTACTTTAAACTCTACAAATATACGAAATTATTTCCAATTTTCCAAATAATTTAAGAAATTTGTTTCAAGCCATTTTCTTTTATGTTTTTTATTTTTGTACAAATCTCTATTAAAATTACATATTTTTTCTATTTTATTATCATCCCATTTAGATAATAACTCTTCTGCTGCATCAGATACTGCTTGCATTCTCTCTGAATCTGATAGTGTATCATAGTTTTCATCAATACAAACATTAAATGTTTTAAAACCATAATCATTAATATATTTTAGAGTATTTTTTGTAGATACTACAACAAAAGGAACTCCATATGCTAGACATCTCCATGTTTTTTCTGATATATGTACTACATCTGAAAATCTTTGTTCTGGTTGTTTGTATATACTTTCAACAATTATATTTACTTTTGAATCAAATAACCATTTAACTTTTACACCATCAATCCCAACTTTTAGGTTTTTATTAATTGGATATTCGTTTGGTAGTGTTTTTACTGTATTATCTCCAAGGTCTCCAAATAATTCTCTTCTAAAATCTATATTAAATTTGAAAAACTCAATGTTTATTAAGTCAACTAACGTATATCTTAGTTTGTATTTTTTAAAAAAATTATTAGACCAAATCTTTTCTAAAAACTTTAATTTAAACTCTTTTACTGATTTATTAAGTATTAGAAAATCAGTTTGTGGTTTTTTTGTTCTATATTTTATTATATCGTCATCTGGTGAATTTATTGGGTTACCTGCGATAAAGTTTGTTTTTTCTATTAATTTTTTATTTGAATACTCAGCTTTGTTAAAAGAATTAAAAAAGCCAGGATAATGAAGTATATTGAATTTATATTTTCTAAATTCAACTGTTTTAAATTTATCTATTATAGAATTATTTGTTAAAAAAACAATATTATCTGTAAGTAATAAATTTTCTGTAAAATAATCAAGTATGATATCATACTCTCCAATATCTGGATTTCCTTCTTGACTACAATCTACAATTATCTTTTTATTAGGATTTTTTAAAAATATACGTTTTATTGGTTCTGCGTTGTTTTTAAATTCATTAAATGAAGTTATAAAGAAAGAACCTTCTGGTATTTCTTCATCAATTAATTCTTCAACAGTAGATAATCCAAGTATATCCAATAGGTCATAAACCAAAGGTGTAAAGGATTTAAAATTATAACAATAAAACTGCATAATTAGTTTATATTATAAGGGTTACATACAAATATACGAAAAATAATTTAATTTTCCAAATCTTTTCTAAAAAACTTTCCTAAAAGGTTATCATTTAGTGATAATTCATCTGCTAGGACATCGTGTGAGAATTGTTCTTGCAGTTCATAATATGTAAGGGATTTCTTACTAGAACAAAATCTAAGAATTCTTAATTCCAATCTATCATTGATATCATCCCTATTATCTTCTTTTAACAATCTTTCGTTTTCTTCAAACCAACCTTTAACAACGTTATTAGATGAACGATACTCTTTCCAATCTGATTCTTTATGAACCATCTCATATTTTTTCATTCTTTTATCTTCTAATGCTGCTATTTCTCGTTTTCCGAACTTACGTTTTCTAATTGATACTACTTGTTTCTTTCCAATGTAGTATTCATCAGTTTTTCCATTTGTTATTTTGTAGATAAAACCAAAAGTTCCCTCTGGCATATCTGATAGTTCTGTTATTGGATGACCTTTATATGTCCATATCATAGTTAAAAATTTTGAAATCATTTAAGTACCTCTCTCGTACCCAAGTTAGAACATCCTTATCAATATATAGATGTTTGTAAAAATTGTATTGATTTAATTCTGGATGTTTATCATAAATTGGATTACGATTTAGATGTGGTATATTTTCATTTGATTCTACTTTATCTAAAATAAAATTCACATCGTTTATGAAATTTTCATACCTACCAATAAAACTTACTTTTTTATCTTTGGTACTCCCATTTCGTATAAAATAGCTTTGGGGAAAAAACAAATAATCATTTTTATCGATAGTTTCTATGAATCTATGTACTGACATAAATCCATCTTTTCTACATTGATGATTATATGCAGATGCAAATCGAGTGTAAGGATTTCTTACAAAACACATGATGTAGTAATCCTTTATGTTCTCAAATTTACCAATATGATTATGTGATTTAGAAACCCATTCAGTACCCACTACGTTTTGTAGTACCGATGTAATAGATGTACCACCAGTTTTAGGTATATGAATAAATCCCCATTTTTTGGAACGATTTATTAATAAACTCAAATTATATAGTTTATAATTTTACGGTAGATGAATAAGGAGTTTGGTTTAACTTACCACCTCTTGCTGCTGCTAGAGCCTTTTCATCTTTTGATAGTTTCTTTAAATCAAAATCTCCTGCTGATATTGGAGTTTTATCTTTTCCTTTATCTGCAAGTTTTGCAAATTCTGATTTGTCGTACAAGTCTTTAATTGAAGCCATAGTTTGTTTTCCTTTGTATTATATAAATATGTTATAAATCAATTCTAACGATAAAATTGAGTGCCATATCTGGATAATTTTTTATTGGTTTAGGTAACTTTGCCACTGCTACCATGTTATTGTTATCATCATACAACCCTATTGTTGATACGAATGTTGTTAAATATGAACCAGTCGGGTCTGTTATTGTCTTTGAATAGTAATCATCCCATGAACCTGTTATTGAACCAGTAGTTCCATAGTATTCTTCTTTTCTACTAATATCTGTTATTTCTTTTATTTTTCTTGCCCCTCCTGGTCTAACATTGAAAATCTCAGTTGTTTCAAAATCATATGAACCACTTAGAGTTACATTTACCGCAGATGGGTTTTGTGAATAATTAAATTCGCAATCTTTTACAGAACAAAGAACTTCCAATTCATTTAATGTTTTAGTAGAACGATATTGTAAATCATATGTTGTAACATCTTCTAAACTAACATCATTGTGAACATCGTGTGTGGTAATTGCTATTAAACCATCTTGATATAATACATTACCATACTGTAATGGTTTTAATGGTGAACCTAAGAAATTTAAAGGTTCTGTAAAATGTATTGTACCTTGTGTTCTAATATCAGATGAACCTGAAATATATTCTCCACCAATATCGTTTGTAAACATATCCCATCGTTCAAGTGTATGAATATCAGTATCACCTTCTAATGTTAATGTCATTGTAGGATTCATTAAATCCAACCCATAACTAAGTTTTACAGATTCAGTTACAAGTGTATCCGATACCTTAAGATATACTCCTTTATCTAAATCTCCATTATTACTTAATGAACCAGTTCCAAATGAACCAAAATCTGCATCTAAAAATTGATATTTTTTTCGTTCACCTACAAGATTTCCAAATCCATCATCATAAATTAAAGAACCAGAGTTTAATTGGTCTGAATAAAGCTTTACTGAACCTGGTTTTATCCCTTCACCCACTCTACTTTGAGTTATTGGTATTAAGAAAAGAGTTTCATCGATTCTTCTTTCATTTGAAAAATCTCCCATATCTGTTACCATACCAAACATATTTATTAAACCATTATCGGTAAAATACTTGTGTTTAATAGATTGATACATTGGGTATTTATGGAAAGAATCATTAATAGAACCACTTATAGTTCTATCAAATGAACTACTATCAAATTGTCCACTACCTGTATGATATACAGAACTCTTATCATATATCTTTAATACAGGATAATCTGCATGAGTTGCAGCAAATCTTTTATAAACTTTAAATTGTCTATTAGATACGTTTGATTTTGGTATGTTCTTTAGCATATATTTACTCCTCTATATAAATATATCGAAACAAAAAACCCCACTCACGGTGGGGTTTATTAGAGGTTAAGTTATTTTAAAAATCAAGTTTAACTTTTATAAGTACTTCTTTATCAAATGATTTTTCAATAGGTTGTGAAGTTTTAGCCACTGCTAACATTTCGTTAGCATCGTTATAAAGTCCAATTGATGTTATGTAAGTTCTAGGGTCTTTTTCAAATGATGATTCTCTAAAAGTACCATCTGAACCGCTTACAAACGTTGGGTTATTTGAAAAGTTAAATTCTCTGTTCTGTGCTCTTACAAAGTAGTGAGATGTAGAAAGATTTTCTACTCTTCTTGCTTGGAAATCACCACCACGTTCTAACATATGATGTATTAAGTATTGGTTCTTTCCTTCATAATCAAATCCTTTGTAAAGTGATGCAAGTTCGTTTGAACCACTGTCAACACTTAAACCAACTTCAGCCATAATAGCTGATGGGTTAAGTACTATTAAACCTTGGTCTGGATAAAACTTACCATATCCTTGTCCTTCTGCAGCTGATGCACTTGAGTAAAGTTGTTTTATTGTTGCTGGGTTCTCTGTTCCTAAGTTAAGTGAACCACTTGCAATATTAAACACTCTTCCCGCTTTTCCTACGGTATCTGAGAATTTCTTACCACTATCATCAATATATCTAAAAGTACCATTAGAACCACTTAAAATGAATTCTAAGTTACCAGGGTCAACTGATTCTTTATAGCGGGCACGTGCTATGTTGATAACAAAAATATCATCTGAATCTATTGAAGTACCTGAAGCAGATGCAAATGAGAATAACTCATCATCTTGTTCTAGTAGTATTTGTCTATATTGAGCGTAAGTTGCTTTGGATGCTTGGGTAGATGTATCATCATTTCCTAATGAAGTTGAACCACTACCATATTTGTTACCAAATGCTACTGCGTATTGTACTTCTGCAGATGCATCAGTACCAGGGTCTGTTGAATATACATTTAAATAATATTCTGTTGAAGCTGCAGTTTGTGCTGATGAAGTAAAGAAATTAGATAGAGAACCAGTATCACCAGTCCAAAGACCAGTTGTTACAGTTTCTACTTTTCCTTGTACAGTATCAAACTCTCCAAATCTTTTATAGATTCCAGTCGAAAGGTTTCCACCTTGTGCTGCAACTTTATCACCACCACTTAAATATTGGTTGATGATTTCCGATAATTGTTCAGAAGTAACGTTACCATTCTGAGAAGATAGATATGCTGCTAAATCAGATGATAGATTTACTCCTGCTTGTCCTGTTATTTGTGCCATCTTTTATAGTTCCTTAATTATTTTGGCTGTACATATGTAACTGTTACTGGAATAGTTTGTGAACCACCAGTTTCATTACCATATACAGTAATCGTTGTTTTAATAGTTGCTGTAATATTTGGATTAGCAATAAATGTAAATGATAATCCAGTTTCAATTGCAGCAGTTGTAGTAATTTCATCACCAAGTGCTAGAGGAATTGTACCTGAAGTTGCTGCTAAACCTTGTCCTACAATAGAACCTGCATTCTTGTTTGAAAGAATAATAGTATATCCACTTTGTGAATTACCAGCTGGTGAAGTTGTTGGAGTAAGAGATACTTGACCTGAATTCTGATTTACAGAAACCGAAGGAATACCAAATTCTACTTTTGGAATTTTCTTTGTACCCTTTGGTAAAGTTACCAATTTATATTTTAATGCCTGAGTTTCATCTGGTGAAGCCTCAGTAATTGGGATTGCTTTAATTGCTGCATCATAATAAGCACTACCCTTTGGATGTGCCGGTTCGTATAATGAGTAATCTATCTCATCATCACCTAATGCGAATTTTGTGATGTTTAATCCACCACCGTTTGCTAGTAGTTCTCTACCCTTTCTTGTAAGGATAGCATCTACTGTAATTTCTGCGTTATCTAAATATGCCATAATTGTTCCTCTATGTTATTCAATATATAAATATAACTATTTTTAAAATTATTGTTTTTATTTCTTATCAACCTCTAAAATTGGTTCACCTTTTCCTCTTGCTGTATCAGAAACTTTAAGAATATTAGGATTCGTACAGAAAGTTTCTACAGGTGAACGACCATCTAAAGTTGTTCTTGATGTTTGTATTGAAGGAGATTTAAATCCTCTTTTACCATATTTATCACCTAAGTTTGAACCTGGTAATCTTCCACCATTTGAATTAGCTGCAACAGCAGATAAAATATTATCTCCACTTGGTGCAGGGTCTCCTATTTCATTAAACACTACTATTTTTCTTGTTTTAGTAACATCAACCAATCTATATAGTGGTTCTTTGAACCATCTTTTACCATCGGCAGTTTTCTGACCAGTACCAGGAATTGCTTGTCTTTCCTTTTCTGTATATTGTTCAGTTACAATCCAAACTTGTTTTCTTTCTTTTATCAATCTTCCATTACCATCTAAACGAGTAATATTTGCAACTCCATTTCTAGCAAGAATTCCAGCAAGACCATTTCTAAGATTTCTTGGGTCTATACCAATTTGTGATTGACCACCTCGAACATCAAACTGTCTTAATAACTGTTGAATTTTAAGTGTATCTGTAATTCTACCATCTTGTAAATCAACAGAAGATACAAATGTTGGTCCAACACTTCTTAAAATACCATTATACTGACTTCTATTAAATGTAAATCTTGGAGTAAATCTTCTTAAAATACCAGGATTTATTCTTCTTGCATCAGTTTTAAACTTAAATCTATCAAAAAGATTCACACGAGTATCTTGTCTTTTAATATTTTGTGGTCTGATTTTAACTGTATCTCTTAAATTAATCGTAGGTTGTTTAATTTTTGCAAGAACATCAATAGCAGTTGGTTTTTTATGCTCTACTTTACTTCTTTCAAGTATATGTGGTTCAATTAATAATCCACTTGATGTAATTGCTCTAGCAGGAACAAGTGTTTCTAGTGTTTCAAACAAGGATTGGTCTATATATCTTACTAATTGAATATATTCATAAAGATTTATTGTATATCTTTCAAAATAATAGTTTCTAAGTTTCTTTAATTCAGTATATTCGTGATTATATCTATCATTAGGGTCTCCAATATACTCATCTAATTCAAATTGTCCGATTGATTTAAGGATATCATTGTTAATCTCTTTAATTGGTGAGAAAAATAATCCTAATTTGTTAGAATCAATTGGTGCAGTATCAAATGATTTTTTAGTTGAACGTTCTCTATAAGAAAGACTTAATCCATTTGTTATATTTTCTGTTGGTGATAGAGCCTCTTGTACTTCAAATCTAAATTTATTACCAACATTAAATCCACTTGAAGGAACATTTGCAGTTACAGTTCTTTCATATGTTGTATAATGATATGGATAAGTACTATTACTATCAAAGTTTGATGCAGTTACAAAATCAACGTCATATGTTTCGTTAATTGAAACATTTTTAATAGAAGTATCTGCATTTCTATCTTTTGGATATTCAAAATCTAAACGAAGAATTAAATCTTCGGTAGAAGATGAATGATGATTTCCATCAATTGCATCTGGCATTAAAGTATGGTTATCAATTCTTGATTCTGATAATGCGGTTGTCCAATATCTAAATTCATCAACTGAACCTGTAAATGTAGAACCACCGATTGTTAATTGGTTATCCAATTCCCAAGATGAAGTAGGTACATTATTAATTGACATTGATACTGCATTTCTAATTCGTTCATTAAAAGCTTCTTTTGCAAATACTTCAAACGAACCAGTTCCAAGATGTTGTACTACAATCTGAGTATATTCTTCATTAAAGAATGGCATTAGTTCAGATGATTGCGATAATATTGTAGAACCACTTAAATATTGGAATTCTACTTTACCTTGAGTACCAGTGCCAGGATAGACAACACCAACATTCCACCCACTTGATGATATAAATGTTTGAGTTTGTCTTTCTTCTGTATTCAATCGAATTTCAACTGAATTTGGATGGTCTACTGTTTCTGTATATTCTTTCCATGGAATCAATATAGATTCAGAACCACTTATGTTTATTGCAGCAGTTCTATCTTCAAATGAATACTTAGTTACACCACCATCTCCATTTCTTGGTCCACCAAACTCCATTATAGTTAACATTGATGAAGGAACTCCATAACAAGCAAGTGCTGCTTTTACTGCTCTACTTGAACCTTTGTGTTTCATCAAGTAAGGTAAGTTATTTAGTAATCTTCTCCAAACTTCGTTCTGTCTATCCTTACCCGTCATTGAGTTTACAGAAGTACCATCTTCTGTTGTACCAAATGCATATTGCCAAAGTGCCTGTGCGTTAGCACCCATTTTAGCATCCCATCCAAGAGATTTTAACATTTGAGATAGTAATCCATCCCTTATACCACTTGAATATTTGTGTTCTAAATTTTTCTTTTCTGCTATTGATTTTGTATAAGACCAAAGAACATCAAAATGATGACCCATCATATTAAAGAATGTGATAAACTCAGGTCCTTCTTGGTCATCAATTACATGCTGTGGTAAATTATTTACTAAGAAATCTTTATTATAATAATCATAATTTTGTGCTGAATCTATAATACCACTATACCAATTTACCGCATCATTAGATGTAGATGCAGATATAGATGTTTGTCCTGCACCGGGATAAGTTAATCCATCTATTGATGAACTTGTATATAAGAAAGATTCAAACCCATCTAAATTATCAATTAGTTTTTGTTTTGATATTTTATTTGATTCTATTTCTTTTTGCATTCTTACTGAACCTGTATAGAATGAGCCTGATTGTAATTGTTCTACCTTTTCATCGTAGAATTCTAATAATTTTATTTTATATAAAAAGTTGTTTACTCGTTCTTCTGCAGAAGAGTATTTAACAAAATTATCCCATCCCCAACTTGTAGTAGAATCTATAATAAGTGAACCACTAATTTCTTTGGAAGAACTTACATATTGTATATCAAGATTCTTTAAAGAAAATCCACTACCACTTACAAATTGTGATAATAAAGATGTTGTAGTTACAGAACCACTAGATACTAATTCATCATAAATTTGGAATCCAATATTTTCACCACAAACTCCTTGGCCAAAGTCTGGTCTTAATTCAATACAATCTTTTAATTCTTCATTAACAAGAGTTACCTGTTCAATAAGTGGAATTGATTGTATTTTAGATACCCAAATCTGTTCATTCGGTTGAACACTTCTTGGAAGTGGTTCGTACATTTTGAATACCAAAGTTTCTTCTTCGTTTGTTTTTTTACGAACGATTTGGTCTACATACTCACCTTCATCATTTTCAACCTTTTGAATTACATCTTCATATTGAGAAAATTCTTCATAATCAGTACACCATGTTGCGATAAGTTTATTATCCCCATCACCAAAGTGCATTAAATGAGTTAAAAATTTAGAGTTATCTTGTGCAAGAGCTGATGAGTCAAAGTTTTCACATATGGCATCTGAAATATCTCTCATTACCTCAGGTCTACGAAGTAATATATCACCTTTATCAAATGCAATTTTAATTGATTCTGTTATTCCTTTAGTTAATTCATCACCTTCTTCATTGTAAGGAATAAAATATAAATCAAAATAAACATATCCTGCTACATCTTGTAATGATTCTCCAGCTTGTTTTAATATCTTACCAATATTAAATTGTTGAGAACCTATAGCAGGTCCACCTTTTAATATTCGTGTAGTATTTGATACCTTTCCAATAAAAACATCAATATAGTTTGTATTTACCGATTCCCAATTTACACCAAAATCAATATTATATCCCTTGTAATCTTCACCAAGGATAGTTTCAGGAAATTCAATTCTTGTAATATCCGGTCCTGGTAGGAAATCTTTTTGAATTACGTTTATTGCTACTGCTTTTGCTTCACCAGTACCATTAATATTAGAATCTGGTTGTAACCAAACTTGATATGCACCCGGGCCGTTGAAATCACTTTCTTTTAAAACTAATTTAGTATTGAAATTATTTTTTCTTACACCATTTTTTGTTCTAACATTTACCCAATCTGTATTACGAGTTGTAAATGGTACTTCAACTGATGTATTACCACCCTCTCCAATATTGAAAGTATAAAGTCCACCATCTGTTAATTCTAAACTTGGTTTTGTATATCCTGGAGCAGATTCACCCGATGTTCTTTTCTCAGTTACAATATATTTTTCATATCTGTATGTTGGACTAGCAGGTGGTTGTGGGTCTGCAGGGGGGTCTTTTGGAATTTCTCCTTTTGATACTGCAATTCTTAACTTGTAGTTTGATTTAGCAACTAATTTTCCAAATGTAAACTTTGGTGTATTTGTAGCTGCAACCTTTGTACCAGATGCATTATATAAAGTATATACATGATTATATGAACTATTACTAGTTGGGTTAACATCTAGTGTTTTTGGGTCTACATTAACTATATCAGTTTGACCGCTATCTTTAATTGTTGTAGTTTTACCACCAAGATTAACCGTTGCAGAAACTCCTGCTGGAAATTCATACTGCAGAGTAACTTTAACATCTTGTGATGGTGGGTCTGGTATAACAATTTCTTGTGGATAATTAAATACTAAATTTAAACCAGGTCTACTTGGTGATGCAGTTCCAACAACCCTACCATTTAATAAGGCTTGTACGTTATACTGATTACCATTAACCAATGTTTTTAGTGTATAAACTTCTTTTGCTTTTATAGAACTTTTTGCACCTATTTGTTTTGATGATAAAAAATCTTTTGCATTAGCAGAAAATATACCACCTGGAGCTGGTACAGATTGTCCACTATCAGTAAAGATAAATCCTTTTTTATGAGAAGGAACACTTTTTAGATTTATTTTTAATGGGAAATTTAATGGAGGTACAGGTGTAGGTGTAAAATCTGGTAGTGTTATTGTACCAAAACTATTTCCTATACCAATAACCTGTCCATCTTGAAGAGGTGTGATTTCTCCATATGTTAATCCCATGGATTCTTTTACACCTTTTCGTATGGCATCTTTGTCTATATCTATCGTACCAAGACCAGAACCTAAACCAGAAAAATCTAAATTCATAAGACCTGTTAAATCTATCCAATCACCAATAGCTTCACTCCACAGCCAGCCATCGATGTTTTCGTTGGTATATGCTCCGGGTCTTGTTGGTTTTGCCATTATTTATCTCTCCTATTAGTATATAAATATCTTATTCAATTATTTGTTGGAAGTATTATTTTATCTTTGGTTTAGAGTTGCTTGTCTACCTTGCAGCCATTCTAACACCTTCTCCTTTGTAATTGTGGGTTAAAATGTTATTTGCAAAGTATGTATGTTTACCATTTAACGTAATCAAATACACAGTATCTATTCTATCCCATGATATTGTATGAATCACAACTTCATTTTTATCTCTATCCATGTAAACATCATCAGGTTGTAATTGTAATGTTGTTTGAATCATCCATAAATCATTTCTTCTTATTAGATGCTTGTGGTCCTCACTAGCTTCCAATAAACCATCATTGATAGAATAAACTTCAGCATCAGTAATTTCCATAGTATTAGTTACTTGATATTCATCAAAATCATATTGTTCAATATTAGAACCTTTCCAATTATCTTCAACTTCAAACCATTCAGAAAGTGTTTTAATATCTAATCCCATTAATGAATCTCCTATTTTAACATCTTTAATTGATTTAAAACTACCATCTGACATTTCTGTTTGGGTATTACCAACTAAGCATCCTCCGCCTCCTCCTCCGCCGCCTCCGCGTGGTGATGGTGGTGATGGTGCTCTATACCCACATTTAGTTGCGTTTAACACCGATTCAGTTTTCCATCCACCCTTTCCATCTGCGTATCTAATCGCAAGTTCAAACTCAGGTGAATTTGGAATACACTTTTCTGTTCTACCAGAACCATATGCTGGATTTGCAGGTGGTGTTGGTTTTGGTCTTGGTACTGGTGTTCTTGGTGGTGGGGCTGATGCACCCTCACCCTCCTGTCGTATGGTTACAGATGTTGTTGGATTTCCTGGTAATGTAGAACTGAAAGAAACAGTACCACTACGTGCAGGTCCATCGTTTTTATACATTCTTACTCTTAATAAACAACTCCCCCTACTATAACTTAAATTTCTACTTGGTACGGTTATCTTACACCAAGATGGTGCACCAGTAATTGTTGCTTGGTGTGCATTTGCACCAAATTTTTTAATATTCGATGGAGATGCTTGTACTCTAAATTGTTGTATAAGTCTACCATTTTTAGATGCTGGTTGTCCTTCAATTGGTGATGCACTAATTGAATATCCACCACTTGCTGGTTTAGGTCTTGGTGGACTTGGTCTTGGTGCCGGTGGTCTTGGTGACGGTGGTGGAGCTGGAGGTGGTGGAGGTGGAGGTATAGCAATTTTCTTATACTTAGTTACATTCACAGTATATTGACATATATCATCCACAGTTGCAGCCGCATTGTAATTTGTGGCTTTAGGGTCTCTACATCCTCTAATAGCAGGTTTCTTTTCTGTTGGGGCTTCTGCTAAAAACTCCCCATCTGATGTTACTGTTTTTAAAATCTTTTTTAATGAATCAATAGTTTTTTGTTGACCTCGTGTTCTAATTGTTTCACTTCGTATTTCTTGATTTGGTAAATGATAATTTACACATTGTTCTCCAATATCACAAAGTTGATGTATTATTCCTTTTGAATTAAAGTTAATACCAAAAGTTTCACCAGTTGGTTGACCAAATTTTTCTTGTTCTAAAATATTAGAATATCTATTATTTCTGAAATGGTCTAATGCTTTATCAAAAGATATTTTTACAAGAGATAACCATCTTTCAAAATTATCTATTTTAAATTCTTTTTGAATTAATTTTATATATCCCTCACCATCTGCAACCTTACCTCGTAAGGTTAACATATTTTTTAAAATGGTTGGTATATCAAATTGTGCAGCAAATTCATCTAAAAACGTAATTACATCAGCTGCGAAATCTTCACCACTTGTGAATGTATCATATCGAGTTTGTAAATCTGAATTTGGTTTACCAGTTGATTCATCGATTACTGGTAAAACTCTTACTTCGGTTCTTGATGGAGAAATTTCATGTATCCATGCTCTATCAAACTTACGTTCTTCTGAACCTAATCTTCTATTAAGTAAAGCTACTGATGTTTTAAAGACACCTTGAGAGTATCCAGCTTCTTTAATTAATTTTTCTAAATCAATAAAAAATTCATCAGCACCATTTCTTTTAATATTATATTTGGTTTGATTTACTTTACTAAAATATTTTTTAATATTTTCATCTGTATAAGAAATATATCTTACTAATTTTCCATTAGTAAACTCTTGTGGAAGTGGATTATCGTTTCCATCATAGAGTATAAATTCAATGATATCACCAACATCAATACCAAATAGACCTCTTCGAACTTCGCGTTCAAAAATATCTCTATCTTTTTTCTCAACTCGATAGCCTTTTTTTTCTTCTATGTTTTTAAAATCCTTCATTTATTATCTTTTATTCTTTCTTATGTGCCAACTTAAACTATCGCTATTAGTAGTTGTACCATCATCGTATTTAAAAGTAGCCTGAAAATTACCATTATAATCTTGTGCTTTATTTAAAAAGTTACTTCTATCTGGTTCTGGTTGATTCCTACCACCAATTTTTCTATTCATGTATAGTTTAATAGAAGTTTTAGCCCCTTTAGCTACATTTATGGATTGTGATGTTTTTGGTTTACCATTATCACTGCCAAATCCAAGTGGACCGTAACTGGATAAACCACCAGTTACTCTTATACTTACTTGAGTAATTTTAGCACCACTATCTTTTAAATTTTGTACATTAAGAGTACCAACAGCACCTGGTTTTGGGTTATCTACTGAAGTACCCCATTCAATATCGGATGAACCAGAACCTGTTTTTTTAACTTGATAATATGATTCTCCATCACTTAATGGAGAGAATCCTGCTGCAGCTGCAGCCGTTTCTGCTGCTTGTCCAGATAATTGAGATTCTAATGCTTTTTGTTGATTTTCCAAAGCCAATCGTTGAGCTTCTGCTGCTGCAGCTTGGGCTTCTCTCTGTGCCGCAGCGGCCTCTGTTTGTACTTTTAGTGATTCAACCCCAGCCGCAACCTGTCCTTCAAGACCAGATACAATCTTTCTTAATGAAAGAAGTTCTTGTCTTAATACATCTTTTTGAGCAACTAAACCTTCTACTTGTGCATTTAATCTAACTCTTTCGTTTGCTTCTTTAGTTGATTTAATAATTGCAAGTGTTAATTTAGAAGTTTGGTCTTTATATCGTTCAGTTGATTGTTGAAACTGATTATCAACAACTGCCTTTTGAGTTTGTAAGGAATCATTCTCTACAAGTGCTGCTTGTAATTGAGCTGTTAATTGAGCAACGTCTCCTTCTAATCCTAAAATTTTATTTAGTGCAGACTCTAAATCTTCAATAGCTTGTTGAAATTTATTTTCTAATTCATCATATACTGCTCTCGGAACAACATCTGGTCTTGGTGGTCCTTGTGGTTTAACTAATTCATCGATATTAACATCGATTGCCTTTTTTAATTGTTCTTCAGTATATGCTGGTTTCTCAATAAATGAAGTAATTTCACCATCTCGTTCACCTTTTAAATGGTCATATGGTACATCTTGAGATGCGGACACAAAAGTAGATGAACCATCAATAAATGTATGGTTTTTATTGGTAGGGTCCTCAGACACAATTACTTGTGAACCTTGTTTTACCAATTCATCAAATCTAAATCTGTTATCTAATGCCATTTTATTTCTCTATTGTAAAAGTTAAATCCTTATCTTCAAAGTATTCTATTACACCATCTCTATCTATTTTAATCTGAATATAATAATTTCTATTGTATTCCCAATTTGTTAAATCTAGTTTAAAATAGTTACCACTTGAATCACAACTAACTTTTGTGTAATTATCATCGAATGGAATTATTATCTCATCTGTCAATACATCTTTTACTTGATAATAACTTGTTGATGGTAAAAAATATACATCTGTATAAGAATATTGTTTGGTATAAGTTTTAAGAGGATATTTTTCTCTTCCAAAAACTCTGATTATAGGTTTACTTCCTTGTTTATATCTAGTCTTTAATCGTTTAAAGGTTACATGAATATCATCAGAGGTAAGTGCGGTTAAAGAACCAGTAGAGAATAAAGAATCATCCCAACCAATTCTTAGTTTAGGTTGGTATATTGTATTTGTTTCTTTTGAGAAGAATTTTAATTGTCCATAATCATTAGTATCGTTTTCTAATGCTGTATCGTATTTTATAATAAATCCTTCATTTGGTAGAGTTCCACCAATCCACTCATCCATGGTTGTTTTAACATCCATTTCTATATCAGATGATTCATATGAAAATGATTGTGAAGAATATGAACCAGTGAACCAAGTTCCACCCTTACCATTAAATGAACCAGTTGTATCTGCAGAATGCTCTTCAAGTGATAACCAATCTTGTCCTGTTCTTACAGAGTTCCAAGTTACACCATCAGTTGTAATATCATCGAAACGAGTACCAATACCCATTTCCCACGATTGTGTTACTGCATAAGCATATATTGTATAATCAATTGGGATTTCAGAAGATTCACATTCTCTTAAAATCATATCTGCTGCACTCATTGTTACTTCACCACTTGCAATAGATTGTGAAAGTGGAGTTGTTTCAAACTTAATTACAGAATGTGCAATATCTTTTAAACTACCATAATAAGTTTTAGATACTTCTAATATTTCATCCAACCCAGTATTCTGAGATGGTTGTTGTAAGTAAATAGTTGCATCTTTAGATGCGGTTACGAAATGATACATTATACAACTCTCCCTTTTATATCCTTACCAGGATATTTTAATTCAAATACCGAAGGGTCTAATGATGGATAAACCATTTTACCCTTTGTTGCTGATTCAATGTTGTATTTATTCTTAGAATAAACACCACCACATTTATTTACAATCTGGCACTTTGGTACTGATAATACTCCCTCAACTCCTGCAATTATTAATTCTAATTCAGAAATGTTAATTGGTGTGTTGAAAGTCCAATTATCAATGTTAAAATAATTTTCTACTTCAGTAATACATTGTAGTAAAACTTCTCGTTTGTTATAAGAGTTATATGTCATAATTTCAAAATCAACACCAATGTTAATTACAAACCCATCTAAAAGATTTATACCATCTGTTAACATTCTGTATTCTGAAAGATACGTTTTTACATTTTCTTTAACTGCTTTATTAAGAACTGTTAGGTGTTTACTTGAATCATATGCAAGTAAATAAAGATTAATAGCGAATGGATTATTTTTTTCTACACTATTAGAGTTACTCTGTTTTCCTACTAAAAATCTTTGTAGTTCTGTTTTAATTTCAGTTTCAGTTTTTCCATCTCCACCAAGTCTTTGTACTAATCCAGCAAATTCTTCTAATGTATCAGGAGTGTTCAATATGGAACTAGGTGAGTTATTATCTAACTCTCCATCTGGTGCACAGTATGCTTTTGCAACACCACCATATTTTGGGTCTAATGCCAAAGCTCTAACTTGGTAATCTTTTCTTGTTACTGCTCTGTTTTGTGAACCATAGTGTGCAAGTGCGTTTTCTCTAATCTCATCGATTGTTTCTGCACCTCTACCACCTGTTGCAGGTATTTCATTTTCTGCAGCAATGGAGTTTTTAACAGTTCCATACATTTGTAGTTCATCATTATCAAACAAACTTAAATCTTCATCAAATTCCAACTTAGTAATTCTCTTAAGAGAACCTTTGGATACGTTTGCAGGTACACCACCTCCAACTAAATATTTAATTGTTAATGTTGTATTAGCAGGTGCTTGTCCATATGATTTTGATTTTAAAAAGTTAGCAGGGTCAAATGATGCATCCAATCTATCGATTGAATTATTTAGTCCCAATCCTACATTCTTAAAGTTTGGTAAGAATGTTTCATCTGAGGATGCTGAATTACCTGCTCCAAATACAATTGAAGTTGTATTATCTGCGTTTACTTGTCTTACAAACCTTCTCGATGTTTTCGTTACTTTAAGAATACTTGGTACTGAATCTTTAAATTGAACCAAATCTTTATCAAATTGTGATGTATTTGGATAATCAGTATAAATCATTTCTTGTGCAAGATAAGGAACTTCATACCATTTGTTTCCATTTGAATCTCTTACATCGTAAATTGAAATTATATTAGTATCACCTAAATCTATTTTATCAAATTGTTTTGGTGAACTAAATTGAACATTTACTTCTTTAATTTCGGCAGAGATGGCATTTACAAATTTTTTGATTAAATAAAAGGTTGGTTCACCTAACGCGTTTCTTTGATATACATTTACTTCTCTTTCATAATCATCTGCAAAATCTAGTAATTCAGTTGTTCTAAATACAACACCAGCATCGGATGTCAATTCCATACCTTCTTTAACCCTAAATAGATATCCCTCATCCATTTCAAATCTATTATCACCATCATACAAGTTACCACTTGCTCTTCTTTTACTTGGTGTTATTTGATAAACTGCAATCGTTGTTAATGCAGGAGAAGTAACTTTTGGTTTGTATCCTAAGAAGTTTGAAAGAGCAACAACATTACTTCTATCTTCTGCAGAATGAATCATCGATTCTTTTAAGTTATCATCGATGTAATATCCAAGAACATCTCCTAAGTAAGATGCCATTTCGATAAACATCATTCCAGGTGATGATTCGTTAAAATCTGAATATGTGGTTGGGAAATATGTTTTAGCATATTCAATTAGATTTTCTCTAAATTGACCAAAATCTTTATTGAGATACTTTATATCCCTACCTTTGTTTTTCTTATTTGATGTATTTAATGCCATGTTGTTATCCCTGTATTGATAATGATACTTGATTTAAATCGATAGATTCACCAACTCTAAATGTTAGATTTAAGGTTGCTCTATTTCTATCTTTCATTTCATCTGTCATCTCAATTTCAATTTCTTCTATTGTAACGTAAGGTAACCAATAATTTACCGAATTAGTTATTTCTTTTTGAACCTTTGTTTCAAACTCACCAGTCATTGGTTCAAAAAGTAATTCATCCAAACCAGTACCAAACTCTGGTTGCATTACTCTTTCACCTTTTCTTGTTTGTAAAAGGTTTCTAATATTAGCTCTTGCAGCATCTGCTAGAGTAAATGTGGATTTGAACATATTAGAACCAATCATTACTGAATAATCTAAACCATACGCATAGTTATCTAAAGCCTCATCGGTATCCTTTACAATTCTTTTTGGTAAAATGTATGACATTTATTATTCCCCACATTGACAACCACTACATCCACACTCACCAGAACTTTTCTTTTTTAAAGTTTTAGTAAGAACGAAAACAGAAGTTCCCAATAGTATTAATACGATTAATCCTTGTACCATTATTTTTTAAATTTTTTAACTAACGCAGAGTTATCTCTGTTTAATATTCTATCTAATCCAGCTAAACCAGTTGTTACACCCAAGCCTTGTTTTTTTCCACCAACACCTGGCATATCTCCATATCCCATTTGTGCTGCCATTGAAGCTCTTACTCCATCTAAACCTGCTCCTGCTCCTTGTTGAGTAAACTCAACTGTTTTATCCATACTTTCATTCACTTGTGGTTTCTGAAATGAATCTAACACAGATTTAACTTGTGTTCCTCCACTTCTTTGTTCTTTAGAGAATGGTTGTGTATTATTAAGAACTTCATTAATTGCAGCGTTTTTACTGAATTGTCTTTTTGGTTGTTCTTCTCTTTCGTTTTGTAATACTTGATTTGCCATTTCAAATGGGTCTACTTCTTCACTAACTACTTTTTTTGTTGTAGTTTTTTTCAAAGTTTTCATTTTACCTTTAACGGCTTCATCAAGTATTGCTGGAAATTGGTTCTTAAGAAACGTCTCATGTTTCTTTGCTACTTCAACTTCCACTAGTGCCTTTATTACTTTTATAAGTTGTTTATTATCCATTTTTGTAAAAATTTCCTTTTATCTTAATATAAATATATCTTTGTTGATTTTCTAGGTTTTAATCACAATCTACACAACAGTTATCTTTTTCATCTTGTAATTCTTTTTGTAAATCACTTAAATTCTTTTTAAACTGTGCATCAGTATCTGGTTGTAGATTTTTAAAATTACCTATTGCTTGAATAGCAGAAGAATAGAATCTATCAATTCCTGCTAAATCTTTTTGTCTTTCTGCATCTAAAATTTTATCAAGTTTTTCATCACCACTAATATCAGAACCACTTCCTAAATCAGAAATTAAGTTATCATCAATTTCATCTTCTTTGTTTGTAGTAGATAATCCATCTGCATTACTATTAGATAGAATGTTTGGAGATACTAGTGGTTTTGATTTCTTGTTTACTTGTGGGTACTTTCCTTTACCCGAAGTATTTTCTAAATCAATATCATTATTACTTAAATCACCACCCTCATTACCAAATTTTAATCCAAACATTGGTGTATCTGGTATGATATAAGCTTGCCAATTTGCAACACCGGGTGCTGGAATTGGTGAGGGAACTGATGGGTATAATGAGGTTGTCATAAACATACCTTGTAAGGTAAACAAATGAATTTTTGCAAACATTGTAAATGCTTCTATAAAAGTTAAACAAGATTTTGTTGGTATTTCAAATGGTGTTGTTGGCCATTGACCTGGGTTTGTTACCATACCAGAGTTTAAAATTATATTTTGTATAGAACCTGGTGCTGGTATTGGGTATATAGGAAATGGTTGTAAAGTTGCCCCAGTCCAATATCCTTTTATTGCATCACCAGCATCCATTAAAAAATTATGTTTAGCCGGTTGGGTTTTTGTAAGTGCCTTCGCATGGGCAACATTAAGAAGTGTAGTCATTAAGCCAATATTACCTACTAATACAGATTCTTTACCTATTAATTGACCACCTCGTCTCATACACGAATCGTATTCAGTAACAAGTTTAATTACAAATTGAGCAGATGTAACAACCCCCATTGGATTGTTCATGTACATTAACATATTTACTTTGAACAATTTCCAAGACATAATTTACTCCGTAAAGTTTAATGTAGATTTTATTTTATCAAGTTGACCTTGTATCTTTT